GGATGGACTGTAAACCCATGATTGTTGCATGTCAAGCATTGACAGCAATCAATTATCTATGGTACCAATAGCGCATGAACAAACGTGACGCAGTGCGCTATTTTGGGAGCGCCTACAAATTAGCCAAGGCGCTAGGTATCAACCAGTCTGCGGTTTCGAGGTGGAAAAAGTTAGTTCCTATGGTCAGAGCCATAGAGTTAGAGCGGATCAGTGGCGGACTGTTGAAGTATGAGCAGGGGAGGTACCTGAAGTGAAACGAACCTACACCAAGATCAGTCCGGCGCGGCGCCGCTACTTGCTAAAGGCAGCTATGTTGCGTAACAGGCTCACCAATAAGGCGCTTGCGCATCGGTTAGGGGTATGCCAGGACACGATCCAGAACGCTATCAAGCGGGCACGGCAGGAGATGCGGGCGTGATCAACGGTGAATATCACGCATTCCTAGCAGGTAAGGCTGCTATTGCCGAACTGCGCGGCCTCAAGACCATCCCGCGACTATCCAGCCATTTGTTTGACTTTCAGAAGTCAGCCGTTGATCACAATCTAGCTTGTGGTTCTGCCGGTCTGTTTCTGGATACCGGCCTCGGCAAAACCCTTTGCCAGCTTGAGTACTGCGAACATGCCCGCCAAGCTGAAAATGGCCGCGCCCTGATTCTGACGCCTCTATCTGTAACGCAGCAGATACACAGGGAAGGGATGAAATTCGGCTATCAGACGCGAGTGATCCGCGACCAAAGCGAAGCAGGCGAAGGCATCAACATTGCCAACTATGACAGGCTGCACCTGATCGATCCTGCGAAGTTTGCCGTCGTGTCGCTGGATGAATCCAGCATCTTGAAGTCATTCACCGGAAAGACTACCCGCACGCTGATAGACGCCTTTCAGGATCATCGCTGGCGTTTGTCGGCCACCGCAACACCTGCCCCGAATGACCACATGGAGCTTGGTCAGCACGCGGAATTCTGCGGGATCATGCAGGCGAACGAAATGCTATCGCGGTTTTTCATCAACGACACGGCCACGGCAAGCCAGCAATGGCGGCTGAAAGGCTATGCCACGGTGCCATTTTGGGACTGGATGGCAAGTTGGTCGCGCATGGCTCAATTGCCGTCAGATTTAGGCGGAAAAGACGATGGATTCGTACTGCCGCCGATCAACATCGAACGCCACAGAGCGGCAGAATCCGCGCCGCGTCCTACCGGAGGTCTATTTGGTGACGAGCACGTCAGCGCGACAAACCTGCATGACATCAAGCGCAACACGATTGCGAACCGCGCCAAGATCGCCGCAGAACTGGTGGCCTCGGACAGTAAGCCGTGGGTTATCTGGTGCGATACCGACTACGAGGCAGATGCAATCAGAGACGTGCTGCAGGGCGTCGATAACGTCGCAGAAGTACGCGGCTCCATGACTCCAGACAACAAGGAAGATGCCATTATTGGATTTTCCGAGGGGCGCGTTAGGGTGCTGATTACCAAGCCTTCGATCTGCGGGTTCGGACTCAACTGGCAGCATTGCGCGAATACTGTTTTCGTCGGTCGATCATTCAGTTACGAATCCTGGTATCAGGCCGTTAGACGGTTCTGGCGTTTCGGCCAACAGGAAACCGTCAACGTGCATTTGATCGTTGCTGAGGGCGAAGACTCCATTGCCAGAGTGATCGACCGCAAGGCCGACGATCACGTCGATATGAAGTCCGCTATGCGGGCGGCGATGCTTCGGAATAATTCCATCGGAACCGCATCGAAAACAGCCTATTTACCGACAAAAAAAGGGAGTTTGCCATCATGGTTGAATGTGTAGATCAGGGCAGCGGAGAACACTGGACGCTGTACCAAGGCGATTGCGTGAGCGTGCTGTCTCAATTGCCGGATGAGTGTATTGACTTTTCCGTGTACTCGCCGCCGTTCGGTTCTCTGTTCGTGTACAGCGAATCAGCGGCAGACATGGGAAACTCAACCGATGAGGAGTTCACTAAGCACTACGGCTATATGGTGCGCGAAAAGTTCCGGCTGACAAAACCTGGACGCCTAACGGCTGTGCATTGCTCAGATCTGCCGATGACAAAATGGAAGGACGGTACAGTCGGCATCAAGGATTTCAGCGGCGACATTATCCGACTGCATCAGGAAGCGGGCTGGATTTTCCACTCACGTCGAACGATCTGGAAATGCCCTGTTGTTGAGATGACCCGAACAAAACACGTCGGCCTGCTTTACAAGCAATTGCAAAAGGATTCCAGCAAGTCACGCGGCGGTATGCCTGACTACCTGATGACCTTCATAAAGCCAGGAGACAACGCCAGCCCTATCTCGCACACCCCGCAGGCGTTCCCAGTTGAGCAGTGGCAGGAATGGGCGTCGCCGGTATGGATGACGGTGAACCAGACGAATGTGCTGAATGTTCGCGCCGCTCGCTCGCCGGAAGATGAAAAGCATCTTTGCCCGCTGCAGCTCGACGTGATCGAGCGCGCCTTGATCTTGTGGAGCAATCCAACTGACGTGGTGCTGAGTCCGTTCACTGGCATCGGATCTGAGGGCTATTGCGCGCTCAAGATGGGCCGCAAGTTCATCGGTACAGAACTGAAACAAGCCTACTTCAAGAAAGCCTGCGAAAATCTCAAGGGGGCGTCGGCTCAAGAAGATATGTTCGCCGCATGAAAACCCATACGCGCACCGCTCTAGAAAGCCTCATTACCCGTAGTGACTTGAAGTACGGCCCCTACCGCAGCACGCATGAAGCCTTGGGAGTCATTGCCGAGGAATTCGACGAACTACTGCGAGCGATCCGGTACAACGATGCCGAAGCGATTGCCGATGAGGCCATTGACGTGGCTGCGGCCTGTATCCGGCTTGCCGATGCTGCGACCGAACCTACGCCGGCATTTGCGGATCGCAGTAGCCTATGATTTCCCAACCGCCGATCAACCCCGTCCGTCCGTGTGGTCTTACACTTTCTCCGCGCTGCACATTAACTTGATGGCAGCCGGACGGGGCTTTTAATAGAGTAATTATGGATCGCTCACAATCTGCCCGCATACTCGATTATCTGGCTACCAGCCATACACTCACACCCCTGCAGGCATTGCGCAAATTCAATTGTTTTCGTTTGAGCGCTAGAATTTACGATTTACGCGCGGACGGCCATCGAATTGATTCTCGCTTTGCCGAAGTCGGTACGCGGAAGAAGGTTAAAATTTACTGGTTGAAACGTTGAGAGTACCAATGTTCCACGTGCCACAAAATGACACTCCCCGGACTCAGCGGCCAAATTTGAAAATTTTACCGTGCGGGTATTAGATTTATTCAGCGGAATTGGAGGATTTAGCCTTGGACTTGAACGAGCCGGAATGCGAACCGTCGCATTCTGCGAAATTGACCCCTACTGCCGAGCCGTCCTTAAAAAGCACTGGCCTAGTGTCAAATGCTACGATGATGTTAAATTTCTTACAGCAAAACAGTTTGCTTCCGATGGAATACCATCCCCCGATGTCATTGCGGGGGGCTTTCCTTGCCAGGACATTAGTTACGCAGGAAAAGGCGCGGGAATTACTGGATCACGAAGCGGCCTCTGGGTCGAATTCTCGCGACTTGTTAGCGAGTTTCAACCGCGATTCGTTATCGTGGAAAACGTCACAGCATTGCTTAGTCGAGGGATTGGAGACGTTCTCGGAGACCTGGCCGCGCTCGGGTATGATGCGGAATGGGATTGCATACCAGCGGCGGCAGTTGGCGCATTGCACTACCGGGGCAGAATTTGGATTGTCGCTTATCCCCACACCAACCGCCAGCGACCACAAAGGTTCTGGCCGTCTCCGATTGGAGCGTGGTGCGAACAACAATTTGAGAGACTGGTTCAAAATCAAATTCGGGTTTCTATACCCGCCGGTAGCCGCAGTGGAATATCTGATGGGGTTTCCGGAAGGATGGGCCAGCTTAAAGCCTACGGAAATGCCGTCGTCCCGCAGATACCGGAAATAATTGGGCGAGCGATTATGGCATTAGATGAACGGTAAAGTATCGGTAAAGCTTGGATTTAATTTTGTCGCCAACGCTTTACCAATGCTTTACTTTCGGCGGGTGAGCGGCCCGACTAGGTGTACTGGCCTAGCCGGGCGCTCTGGTTGCGGTAGATCGCGATAAGAGGCTACACCGCTTAGAAGCGCATGGTACATATTGCAATGTACGCAATCAAGAGTTACCGTAACGCGATGTACTCAAAACTATTTAGCAAAATTGTACAGTCGTCCGTGTGGCTTGAATCTCTACCTACTCGGATTGTTTGGATAACGTTTCTGGCGGTCAAGGATCGAGACGGATTTTGCGAAATGGCTGCTATAGGAAACGTTGCAAGGACTGCCGGAGTGACGTTAGCGGAGGCGCAAGAGGCAGTAAAAGCGCTCGAATCACCAGACAATGAATCTGGCGATCCAGCGCACGAAGGCCGCAGAATAGAGCGTGTTGAAGGCGGTTGGATGGTTCTCAACGCAAAAAAATATGACGCGATTGTTACGTCAGTAGAAAAAACAGAATTGAATAGAAAACGGGTCGCAGCCTACCGAGCCAGGAAAAGGCAATGTAATGCAGATGTAACTCAAAGTAATGATTTGTCACACTTTGGTAATGCAATACAGACAGAGACACATACACATACATCAGACTCAGACAAGAGTAAGACCGCGCCTCCGGCGCTTTATGTTTCCTGTGAAGCCAAACAGCGAGACGCTTTCGAGGTCGGAGAGGTCTGCCAAGCCGCCTACCCGCCAGGAACGCACGTCACGGCAGCTTCTTGGCGCAAAGCCTACCGAATGATCGGATCGCAGTTACGCTCAGGCGAATCTGACGTTGCGATGATCGAAGGGGCCGGCCGCTATGCTGCGGCCATGCAGGCGAGCGGATCTATCGGCACGCAATTTGTCATGGCGCCGAACAAGTTTTATGGTCACGAAAGGCTTTGGCTTGAGCCGTGGCCGTTACCAGCGACAAAGGCCGAAGTTTCCCAAAACGCCAACCTTGAAGCGAGTTTGAAATGGCTCGCAAAGGACGAAAATGCAGCCGCAGGATAAAACAGAGTTCTTGAAAATCTTGAATGGTTTGGCTGCTATCAAGCCCAATGCAAAGCTCACCGCCGAGGGCTTGGACCTGTACTGGCTGGCGATGGTCGATTGGCCGCTCGATCACTTCAAGGCCGCAGCCGCAAGGTTGGCAAAAGAGTGCGAGTTTTTTCCGAACCCTTACCATTTCGAGAAACTCCGCAAAGCCGGACGGCCTACAGCAGGCGAAGCATTTGCAATCGCCATTGAGTGTGCGCGTCACGGGGGCGGATCAAACGACTTAACCATCGAGCAAGCGGTCCAGGCGATGGGCGGCTGGTATACGCTTCGCATGTGCGAAGAAGACAAACTACACTTTCTCGAACGCAGATTCACCGAACACTACGAGCAGATTCAGGATGCAACGGATACTCGCCAGGCTGTGCCTCAGTTGGCCGCAAATCAGCCGCTAAAACTCATTACAGACATAACAAAAAAGCTGGTAGGAAATGAGCAGGCGTGAAGTACTCACAGCAGAACAGCAGATCATTTGCTACCACGCACACGCCAAGCGCCTTGAAATCAGGCGCGAAATCAAACACTATCCCTACTGGTCGCCCATAGCCATTGCGCTAGGGAAAGAGCGGGACAAAGGGCCCACGTTGAAGGAGCTGGCGCGTGAATACAATTGCAGCATCGCAGCAGTTGTCACCGCTGTCGACAGAATCCGAAAACGCCTTGGTGTGGAAGCCGGTATTCGAAAAATCACGCAAGAGCCTGCACGCGATCCAATCCGGAAAGTACCGCATATTTCGCTATGACAAGCACTTCGAGCTGTGGCGCTGGCCGGACTTTATCGGCGTGACTTACACCGCAGACGCGGCTAAGTCATGGGCCGCCAGGCTGGCATTTGAGAACACATGACGCGCTACGCTAAACGTCGTGATGAAAACGAGGCAGAAATAGTCTCAGCCCTTGAGAACGCTGGCTGCCAGGTTCACAAGCTCGACGATATTGACTTGCTGGTATCTCTCGCTGGGGTTAATTATTTGATCGAAATTAAACATCCGAACAGGTCCAGCAAATCGTATATACGCCCATTACAGCGCAAACTTCGGGACGGATGGCAAGGTCAGTACGATATCGTCACCACTGCTGAGCAGGCCCTGCGGGTCGTAGGATTGTGGGTGTAACTTGATAGGCTGGACGCGGGT